AAAAAGAAAACTGATTTTACATCTGTTACAAAAGACGTTTTAAATCCAAACAACGATATTCAAGAAAAAAAAAAAACCACTACTACCAATATAGGAAATGGTGGTAATGATGGTGGAAATAATAATCAAGTTAAAGTTACTGAACCTGTTATACTTAAAAAAAATATTGGTGGAACTACTGTGCAAACAACTGAAGCAAAACTAGCAAAAGATAAAAAAAAATCTGAAGAAGAATATGATGCAAGAAAAACTAAAAAAAAAGGTAGAAGAAAAACTATACTTACATCTGTAAAGGGTATAACAAAAACTTCAGCAGACTATTCACTTGGTAAACCTACTTTATTAGGAAAAGTATAATGGCAAAAACAGACTTAACCAAATCTTTATTATCAAGATTTGATAGACTAAAAGGTCAAAGACAAAATTGGGAAACACATTGGCAAGAAGTTGCAGACTATATGCAACCAAGAAAAGCTGATGTTACCAAACAAAGATCAAGAGGAGATAAACGTACAGAATTAATTTTTGATTCATCTCCAATACAGGCAGTAGAATTATTAGCAGCATCATTACATGGTATGCTTACAAATCCTGCAACACCTTGGTTCTCATTAAGATTTAAAGATTCCCAATTAGACATGGAAGATGAAGCAAAACTTTGGTTAGAAGATGCTACTGAAGTTATGTATTCTGCATTTAACAGATCAAACTTTCAACAAGAAATATTTGAATTGTATCACGACCTAATTACTTTTGGTACTGCAGCCATGCACGTTCAAGAAGATAATGAAGATGTATTAAAATTTTCTACAAGACACATTAACGAAATATTTATAGCAGAAGATGATAAAGGTAGAATAGATACTGTATACAGAAAGTTTAAATTATCAGCTAGAGCTGCTATGCAACAATTTGGTGAAGCAGTATCAACAGATATAAAATCACAAATAAAAAAAGATCCATACAATGAAGTAGATATATTACACGCAGTTTATCCAAGAGCAGATTTTAATCCTAAATTAAAAGATACAGAAAATATGCCATTTGAATCTGTGTATGTAGAATATAAAAATGCTAATGAGTTATCAGTATCTGGTTTCCAAGAGTTCCCTTTTGTAGTGCCAAGATATTTAAAAGCATCACATGAGATATATGGTAGATCACCTGCAATGACAGCTTTGCCAGACGTAAAGATGTTAAATGAGATGTCAAAGACAACCATTAAAGCTGCACAGAAACAAGTAGACCCACCACTATTAGTTCCGGATGATGGCTTCTTACTTCCTGTAAGAACTGTACCGGGTGGATTAAATTTTTACAGAAGTGGTACAAGAGATAGAATTGAACCATTAAACATTGGTGCAAATAATCCACTAGGTTTAAATATGGAAGAGCAAAGAAGAACTGCTATTAGAAATGTTTTTTATGTAGATCAACTGATGTTACAACAAGGTCCGCAAATGACAGCAACAGAAGTTATCCAACGTAATGAAGAAAAGATGAGATTACTTGGACCAGTTTTAGGTAGACTACAATCAGAATTATTAAAACCATTAATTGATAGAGCATTTAATATTTTATTAAGAAGAGAACAATTCCCACCTGCACCAGATTTTTTATCTGGTCAAGACATAGAAATAGAATATGTTTCTCCTCTTGCTAAAGCACAAAAATCTACAGAGCTTTCATCAATTACTAGAGCAATAGAAATACTAGGATCACTTGCAAATGTAGCTCCTGTATTTGATTATGTAAATTTTGATGCACTAACTAAACACGTTGCTGAACTTGTAGGGATGCCACAAAAATTATTAAAACTACAATCACAAGTTAATGCAGAAAGAGAAGAAGCTGCCGCAGCACAACAACAACAACAACAAATGGCTGAAATGCAACAAGTTGCTCAAGCCGGAGGAGATATAGCACCACTAGCAAAAGCATTGCCAGAAGAAGCAAAAGCATTAGTGGAATAATATGGAAACAAAACAACTAGAAAAGTTTTTAAAAGAATTACAAACAAACTATAAAATAATATTCAATTCAGATGAAGGCAAAGAAGTCTTGGCTGATCTTGAGAAAAGATGTCATTATCATTCTACCACTAATGTAAAAGGTGATAGCCATGAGAGTGCATACATGGAAGGACAACGCAGTGTCATTCTATTTATTAAATCAATGCTGCAAACAAAGGATAAATAAAAATGTCAAATGAACAGATAACACAGGAAACTGTGCCTGTAGATCAAGCGACTACAGAGACAGTAGAACAAACACCAGCAACAGCTCCTGCTGAACAATCATCATCTTGGAAAAATTCTATTAGTGAAGAGTTTAGAAAAGATCCTAGTATAGAAAAATTTACAGAGATAGATGCGTTAGCAAAAAGCTACATCAACGCAACTAGAATGATTGGTCAAGATAAAATTGTAATACCTACAAAAAATTCCACACAAGAAGCATGGGATGAAGCATACGAAAAATTAGGTAGACCAGAATCACCAGATAAATATAATTTAAAAATTGAATCTGATGTGATAAACATGGATGAAAATGCAATTAAATCTTTTGCCGAACAATCTCACAAACTTGGTTTAAACAGCAAACAAGCAGAAGGTATTTTAGACTTTTATAAAAATAATATGGAAGGCTCTGCACAACAATCAAAAATAGATACTGAAACTGCACAAGCTCAATCTGAACAAGAGTTAAGATCAGAATGGGGTAGAGATTTTGATGCTAAAGTACAACAAGCTGGTGCAATAGCAAAAGCAAATATTAATCCAGAAGTATTAGATATGACTTTATCAAGTGGTATAAGACTTGGTGATCATCCAGAAATTATTAAAGGCTTCTCAAAGATAGCAAATATGATGTCAGAAGATAAAATAGTTTCAACTGAAAGCGAAAATGTAAATTCAGTTGCAGATATTGAATCAGAAATATCAGCTATTACTAATAATACTGATGGACCTTACTGGAATAAACAACATCCAGATCACGATAAAGTAGTACAACAAGTTTATACATTAAGAGAAATGGCTCAACCTAAAGAAGATTAATAATTTTAATCCCTTGTAATATTATAAAATTTATTATAAGGGATTAGATATAAGATAACTCGCAAGAACCTTACTGACAAGAGGGAATAGACTTCTACTCTAAAAGAGTTTAAATCCAAGAATTGCCTACTCATCTGGGTGGATAACCTTTCTGATTTTTTTATAACTAATAATAATGGAGAGACAATTATGTCATCACAAATAACAACAGCTTTTGTACAGCAGTATTCTGCTAACGTACAAATGCTATCTCAACAAATGGGATCATTATTAAGAGACAAAGTTAGACAAGAAAGTGTTGTAGGGAAAAATGCTTTTTTTGATCAAGTGGGTTCGGTAACTGCTCAGCTTAAAACGAGCAGACACTCAGACACTCCGCAAATAGACACTCCTCACTCAAGAAGAAGAGTATCTCTTGCAGATTATGAGTTCGCTGATCTAATTGATCAACAAGACAAAGTACGTCTTTTAATAGATCCAACTTCATCTTACGCACAAGCCGCTGCTTACGCAATGGGGAGAGCAATGGATGATGTGATTATTGCTGCTGCTACTGGTACTGCCTACACAGGCGAAACTGGTACTGGCACTGAATCTGCACAAACAGCTATCGCTGCTAGTGTTGGCTCAACTACAGGATTAAACATTCCTAAATTAGCGAAAGCTAAAGAAACGTTTGATCTATCTGATGTTGATCCTTCAATCGCTAGACACATTATCGTGTCTCCGGAGCAGATCAATAATCTTTTAAATGTAACCGAAGTTACGAGTTCGGATTTCAACACTGTAAAAGCATTAGTACAGGGTGAAATTGATACGTTCTTAGGCTTCAAATTTACAGTTTCCAATAGACTTGCAAAATCTGGTAATGACAGAACTTGCATAGCTTTCGCACAAGACGGAATCACTCTAGGTGTTGGTAAAGATGTAAGTGCAAGAATAGACGAAAGAGCAGACAAATCGTATGCTACTCAAGTTTACTACTGCATGAGCATTGGTGCTACTAGAATGGAACAAGCGAAAGTTATTGGTATAACTTGTACAGAAGCATAATAGGAGGAAATAATGGCTACAGTTTATTCAATACAAAAGACTAAATGGAATCAGAATGTTCCTTCAGAAAAGATAGATACTACTGAACTAGCTGGTAGAGTAAGAGTTGCTCATGCGGAATATGAAGCAGCTTCTCTAGCATCTGGTGATGTGATTCAAATGTTTAATTTACCAAATGGTGCGAGAATCATCTCTGGTAGATTGGCACATGACGCATTAGGTGGTTCAACTACTTTATCAGTAGGTTATGCTGCACACACAAATGCTGCGGGTACTGCTGTAAGTTTAAGTGCTGCTGCTTATAAAGCGGCTGCTGCTTCTACTTCTGCAACTGCGGTAAATGCTGCTAACACTATTGCATTAGGTGAAAACTCTGTCGTAGATGCTAACAAGGATGGACTTCCTGTGTCAGTAACTATGGGTGGAGCTGCAGGTACTGGTACTATTCAATTAACTATGATGTACGTTGTAGATTAATAAGATAAAATTTTAGGCGGGGAAAGCGAGAGTGGAACCCGCCTAGAGTGCATGAAGAAAATACAAGATTTAAAACCTGTATTACATTTTAAAAAAGATAATTATGTATATAGGTATGTGCTAGTAGATAGGTTTCAAAACGATTCTAAAAATCATTATGGCTTTGATACTAAAGAAGAAAGAACAACAGAAGAAATATTTGCGTTAGAAAAAGATAGACAAATAAGACGTAAGTATATTATAAGGAAGTAGTATGGCATCAACAGTAGATATTTGTAATGGAGCATTAAACCAATTAGGTGCAACAACAATACTTTCACTAACAGAAGATTCAAAAAATGCTAGACTTTGCAATTCAAGATATACTCAAGTAAGAGATGCAGTATTCAGATCACATCCTTGGAACTGCTTACAGGTAAGAGTAGAATTAGCATCATCAACTACAACTCCTGTGTGGGGTTATAATTTTAAATTTGATTTACCCGGAGATTGTTTAAGACTTTTAAAAATATTAGATTTTGATTCAAACTACCAAGTAGAAGGTAGAGCAATATTATCTAATAATGAAACTATGAAAATCTTATATATTTCAAGAATAGAAGATCCTAATCAATATGACGAACTATTAAGAGAAACATTATCTGCTGCATTNGGTGCGGACATTGCTTATGCAATTACATCTAACAATACTACATCACAAAATATGTTAGTTACTTACCAAGAAAAATTAAAAGATGCTAGATTTGTAGATTCAACAGAAGGTCAAAACGTAAGTCAAGAAAATGGTATGGCAGATACTATTGATGCCGGTACATTCATAAACTCAAGGTTTTAATAAATGGCTAGAGTAGCTGCACAACTTTCAAACTTTACAGCGGGTGAATTATCTCCCAGATTAGATGGTAGAAATGATTTAGCAAAATATTCCGCTGGATGTGCAACTGTAGAAAATATGGTTATCTATCCTCATGGTGCGGCAGCTCGTAGACCGGGTACACAATATGTTGCTGAAGTAAAAACAAGTTCTGCTAAAACAAGATTAATTCCTTTTGAATTTTCAACTACACAAACTTATATTTTAGAATTAGGTAATGCGTACATAAGATTTTATAGAGATAATGGTCAAATATTATCTAGTGGTTCTCCTTATGAAATATCTTCACCTTATTTAACTGCAGAACTTTTTGATATTAAATTTGCACAAAGTGCTGACGTTATGTACGTTACACATCCTAGTCATAAAACTAGAAAGCTATCTCGTACAGGACATACCTCTTGGACATTAACAGAAGTAGATTTTACTAATGGACCATTTTTAGATGCTAATGTTACCACAACAACTTTAACACCTTCTGCTGCAGGAACAGGATCAAGAACTATTACCGCATCTGCAGTTACAGGAATTAATAGTGGCTCTGGATTTTTAGCAACTGATGTTGGTAGACAAATACATTTTAATGATGGCTATGGAACTATTACAGCCAGAACAAATACAACAGTTGTAACAGCAAATATAACTACAGCTTTTGCAAATGCTAACTCAATTACTAATTGGTATCTTGGAGCATTTTCAGATACCACAGGTCATGCTTCTTGCGTATCATTCTTTGAACAACGTCTAGTATTTGCCGCAACTACTAACAATCCACAAACAGTTTATTTCTCAAAGTCTGGTGATTATGAAAATATGGATGCTAATATTGGTGGTACTGTAGCAGATGATGATGCAATTATTTACACAATCGCATCTAACCAAGTAAACGCAATTAGATTTATGGCTACTAGCAGAACTTTAATTATTGGTACTGCAGGTGGTGAATTTACAGTTAGTGGTGGTGGAGATAATAATGCCATAACTCCAACAAATATTTTAATTAAAAAACAATCTAACCATGGTGCTGCAAATGTTAATGCTATCTCTGTTGCTAA